AAATTCAAATGCATGGTGTGTCACTAATGTAAGGTTAGGATCATTAGCAATTGCTGCTAATTCTTCTTGAACGCTGTCAATGTCTTCTTGTGATGCAGGACGTTCATTATTTCCAACTTTTACCACTTTAACTGGAAGGACCATTCTTTCAGCGATGATAAATTGGGCTTGTCTAATTTTATCTTTATATGTCAACACTGGGAATAAGGATCTAACCATAGATGTCCCATAATCTTCCCAAGGGTTAGAACCATGTTTAAAGTGATGAATTGAAATAGGATTTAACTTAATAGGATCCCCTTTCAAAATCATTTTCTTTACATTATCGGGGATTGAATCATAAATTTCTTTTGGTTGTCTCTCGTTGACAATTTTCATTTCATCAGCAGAAGGTCTATAAACATACATACCTGGCTGATCAATCATACCGGGTGTTTTCATAACACTATCTGGATTTAATATTGAAATTGATTTCCAAGAAGCACCATCGTGATTACATGTCTCTTGCTTTTCTTCATCCCAGTTTGAGCCATGACAGTGTGGGCAATCTATGGACAATAAAACAAATGAATCACCAAGCAAGTGATAAACTTTTGAAATTTCTGGCAACCATTTTTGAAAATTAAGTTTATCCACCATTTTTTCAAAATAGTCTTTAACATATGTAGATGAGCATTCAAGTTTCCAACCTGCAAAAGGGAAATTTGCATAAAAGTTTATAGCTGCAGAAACTTTAGGCTCATTATTTTTCCACCAGTTTGCCCATAAATAAACTTCTCTTCTGGCATTTGGAATTTGAAATGCACTTGGGGTAAGAAAAGGTGAATAAAAGTTAGGCGCTGTGGTAATATTACCTGTAGATTGAGCTGTTCTTGTTATAGATGGCCCAACACCTTGACTGACTCTACTTGACCCATAATTTTTATTAGATGATTCTGTAGAAGTATCGTTCCCATATGCTAAAGAGGCAGCAACTCTAATAGCTCCTGCCAATGTTTGTCTTGTTGCCATAATCTACTTATACCGCTACACTTTAGATTAATGAAATGTTAGATGGTAGGTTTCCAAATATTCTTGGTTCTGTTTTTCTAGATCTTTCTTGATAAGTACCACGAATTTGTTCTACACCCCTAATGTTTTCATTTAGTTTTCCAGGATATACATCTGTATGTTCATGTCTTGCATCTTCTAATCTTTGTTCCATGTTCATCATACTTTTATCTTGATATGAAGAATTAGATGCAGCTTCCATTGCATCAAACCCAGAAGTGTCTTCACCTTCAAATCCATCATATGAATTTGATCCAGATTTCATAACCAGCATGTTCCAAATTTCTTGTTGTTGATCTTTTGTCATCTGATAATAATCATCAGTGTTTTTACCCATTTTAGTAAGTATTTCTTCTAATTCTGGATACATATTTCCCTTAGACATTTGAGATGGAATAAGTTGTTGATCAGGAAATATTTGGGCTAAGACACTTCTGTACCACATTAGAAATCCAACCCATCTTCTGAATGCTCTGACAAAATGTAATCAAGTCCTAATTCATCAGCAAAATGTTTAAGGTCTTCATCAGAAAATTGATGTCCAAAAGAATCTTCATCTTCTTCATCTAAAAGAGCTTGAATAGAAGAGTCAATATTTTTATCTTTATTTTTTCTTCTGTCGGATAAATTTTCTTCTCTAGTTTGTTCAAATGATTTTTTATCATTTCTATGCTCATCAAGTTTTTGATCAAATGTTAGATCTTTTTCAACTTTTTTAGCAATTTTATTTAACAAATTTGATGTCGTGTCTGAAGATCCATCTCCAGCTTCATCATTAATTTGTTTTGTTATAGACTCTTCATCTGAATCATTTTCTGCGAGAAGATCAGGATAAAATTCTTTAGGTTCTCCCTTACGAGAATTCCAGCCTTTATCATCTAAACTTTCTTCTCTAGTCTTCATATGATTGAGAAAATTATATTTTGGCATTACAGAAATGTTTTGAGTTTGCTCTTCGAGAGTTTTGTCTGTTGATTGATATGTTCTTGGTAATTGTTCATCAAATGTTTTCATTTGAGCTTGTCTTGGAGCTTTCACCATAGGATCACCATTTCTGTGTCCTGGGAAATTTTTCTTTGATTCGCTTAATTGCAATTCTCTATTTCTGTAATCTTCAAGATCTTCTAATTTTTTATAATGATGGCCACCACGTTTATTAGCATCCATTCGTGCCTCAAGGCCAACTTCATTCTTTGTTAAAGGCTTAGATCTTTCACCATCTTTAAGTTCTAATGAATTTTCTTCATTATCAGGATGTCTTGATACATCTAAACGAGCAAAAACTTCAGCATTATTTTGGAAAGAAACTTTAAGCCAATCTTGATAAGCACAAGATACTTCGCCATTTCTACTTACTCTAGAGTCAATGCAGTTTTCTCTACATTTACTAATTTCCATAGGAACAGCTGCACCTAATTCAATTACACCTTTAGGACACATCAAATATGGTTCATTATTTTGGGTAAATAATGTGGTATATGCCACTCTTTTGTTTTCTTTTGGTGTAATCACTTCAAATAGTTGTTTTACTAAATTTGAGGCCTTTTTGAAGAATAATTTTTCACCTGAAAGCATATACTCTCTAGCTAAAGAAATTTTACTAGCGGTTTCATGATTTGTGCCATATGAAGAAAATTTATCTAAATGTTCAATAGCTTCTACCTGCCATGAACCTTTAGATTTTTCATTTAAGTTTGATGCTGTTCTTTCAAGCTTTACTGCTTCATTAGCACTGTCAATACAATTTTGCATTGAATTGTAAGCTGATCTCAAAACTTTTCTCATAGAGGACGTTCTAATTACAACTAAGTCCCTATGTAATTCAGAAAGTCTAAATGGAGCATCATTTTTTGTCAAAAGTGTTTTAATGAATTTAATTCCACCTTGAAGGACAAATTGAGCTATTACAGGATCTTTTTGGTTGAAATCTGAAATACGAACCACACTGAAAGGAGAACTTTCAAATAAATCATCAGCTGGAAGATTATTAGCTTCTGTTGAGTGAACAAGATCAGAAACCATATTGATTAAAGCTCCTCCGCCTAATCCTTCCATAAGATCGTTTGCTAAATCATTATCTTGAGTTTTTAATTTAGTTGTAATTTTATAACCACTCATTTTATTTCCCCAGTCCCAACATTTCAAGTTCTTCTGGCCCCATGCCTCTGTCTTTAAGAGCTGCTTTAATTTGTTGAAGTTCTTCTTTAGCGCCTTTTTTATCTGCCACTTCTTTGAAATCACCTTGTTTGGTATTTTTATCAATAACTTGTAAATCTAATAAAAAACCAGCTCTGTAAATTAATTCACCAGTGGATCTTGTCTTAAAATTTGGTTTAGCAGTGTAATCGTAAGCTGCTGTTGAAATTTTAGATGCTGTTTTGTTACCATGAGTTTTAATTTCATCAACAACATCTTCTACCACATCTTTTTTAGAAGTGTTTTTTGTTTGTTTTTTATGTTCTTTTTTGCGATTATATTCTTGGACAATTTGAACAGCTCTTTCGATAGTTTCTTTGTTCCAGTAGTTTAGCTTTGAAATATAGCGAACAATATCTTGTTTCTCAATACCATGATCAAGAAGCTTTCCTACTTTACCCATTAAAACTCTAAAAGGATTTCCTCTTGTTTTTTTCTTCTTTTGTGTTAATTTTTGTGATAATTTGAAGTTATAAACTTGAGCATCTGCTGTCATATTTTTCTCCAATTCTTTTATATATCTTAATGCTAATTCTTTAGGAGTGGGGTCCATTTTTCCAGTGTCTTGATCGACAGATCTTTGTCTTGGATCATTAGCCATTTTGCATGCATGATAAAGGATGTTTAATTTTTCTGTCCATTTACCATCATTCATTGGTTTCGAAGCAATTGCTTCAATTTTAGGCATACAATCTTCAGGATTATCTGCGTTGACAATTTCATGAAGTACTTTCTTCATCTCATCAGGTGAAACACCCCCTTGAGAATCAGTATCCCCAGCAGGTGAAGCATTTTCTTGAGCTACATTATTCATAGGCATGTTGTCTAATCCTAAACTTTTAGCAGTTGCTGGATTAGACGCTAAGAATTGTGTTTGAGAAAGTTTTTTCATTTTTTAATCTAAATCATCAAAATCTAAAGAAACAAAATTATAAATATCTCTAGCTGTCTGTGCGCTTAACTTGGAGTTTTCAGACATAGCTTCTTGTTTGTGTGCTTTGACAGCAGACTTTTTATTTCTGATTGCTTCTTGATTAGCAATTCTAATTTGTTCTCTTTCATCTAAAACTGATGTGTCAATCATTCCAAATTGTGAATTGTTTGATACGTCAGCTGATGTTCTGAGAATTGAATGAGCTCTTGTGCTAACAACTTTGTCTTCTCTGATGGAATTCATTTTTTTGTTTTCCCATTGAGAATGTCTGCTTGCTTTAGCTTCTCTTTTTTGTTGTTGTTCAAATCTACTTTGTTCACTTGTAGTTTGTTGGCTATTCATAAATTCTTCAGTAATTTGAATCATATCTGGGTTAAATATTGAAGCTGATTTTCTTAGCATAGCATCTAAATAATCATCTTGGCTGAAAGCTTGTAAATTACTAGTGGTAGTTCTTACAGAGTTTTCTTCAATTCCATAATCAGATCTTTTGATTGAACCAAATTCTAAATTTGCCAATCTTTCTTCCATGCTTTGAGCACGAAGATCTTCATATACAGAAGCGCCTTGAACTTTTTCCCAGGATTTTGCTACACTTGTTGCTTCTTTTCTTAATCCAATTTCATTTTTAGAAATTTTGATTCTGTTTTCTGCAGAATTATTCCTCAATTCAGCATAAGGATCTTCTTCTACTTGATAGCTAGCTCCTACGAATTTCTTTTCGATGAAATTCGGGATTTCATTATTTTCAGATACTTTCTTAAATTTACTCATTTTTAATTCCTGGTGTGATTATTACAAGAAGATTTATCCCAGAAGCAAATTACTTCTGGGATATTTTTCTTGAGGATAACTAATCGTATTTCTTTGTAAAGAGAGCTTCTGCCCATTCTTTTTCATATCCAAGCTCGTTAATCCAATAATCGAGTAATCTTGAATAATCTTCATTAGTAAGGTTTGCTTCTTTAACCATTGATGTAACAGCTGCTTTTTTAACATTTGAATTAAGCTTAGAAGACATAACTTCTCTAATTTCAACAGTGCTATCAGCTTTGGTTTCAGATTCACCCAACATTGCATCAATGTATTCTTGTGGAAAACCATGTGCAATTGCTTTTGCTGCAAATGCTTTTTTATAATTAGGACTCATATTAGATACCTTTACAAAAGAATCACCAGTTTCAGTGTTGCTTACTTTTGATGTTTTCTTTACGATTGCTGTTCTAGATGTTTGAACTTTTTCATTAGCAAGTTTGAGATTTTTTTCCATATCTTGAGCAATAATTGTTCTTTCAATTTTATTTGCTAATCTCATTCTTCTTTCTTGTCTAGCTGCTAAAATAGCTTTAACAAGTAAGTCATCGCCTTCTGAAATAGCTGTTTCAACAGCAGAAGCATCAATTTGTGATGGATGACTAAAATGGAAAGAAGCTTGTTTCTTCATCTCATTTTTTTTGTCAATGGAATCTTTTGATTTCACTTCTTTTTTCATTTCACTAGTGCAAGCGCAAGGCTTTTTGCCACAAGTGCAATCTTTGGATTCCACTTTTTTGTCTTCTTTGTCTTCTTTGTCGCTATCATCATCAGATTTTTTATGTTTTCTGACGTAGCCTTCTAAACCACTATTTTCATCACCAGGAAGTTTTTCAATATTTCCTTTTGACTTAGGTTTTTTTGCATTCCATTTGTCAAGAACTTCTTGTGGAATACCTTCTGATTTACCAGCCAAAACTTCTTTGAATTCTTCAGGAAGTTCTGTAGTCTGCATAGTGCTTTGCACTTCTGCTAATTTAGTATTAAAGTTGTCCCAATCAATACCCTTAAACACAAGTTCAGAATCTAATGCATCTTCTGAATAATTGCTTGGGAAAATTCTATCTGCCATTATTAATCTTCTCCTCAAGAAAGAATAATTAAATCCTTCTGATTTTAAAGGCTTAAAACCTTTGGATTGTTATTCATTTACTTTTTTCTTAAAATAAGTTTTTTATCCTTCAAAATCAATTTATCTCCAATTTTTATACCTAATTTGTCAAATACACCATGTTTTGCTTCTACAACATATTTAACTTTATTAGATTTTGGAGAAACAAGTTTTTTATCTTGCTCCTTTAGGTCTTTGAAATCAAGGATTACATTTTTGTTATCCAAGAAAGCTAAACTTAAAGAAAAATCTACGTTGTTGTTCCAAAAACTATGTTGATCTTCATCAGGAAAATCAAAAAAAACAACTTCGTATTCATCTAAAGGCTCTGCAAACATTAAGCCCTTTTGTCTTGTAGCATTTGTATTTGCTACAAACCTTACATCGAATTCATCACGGAATTCATCATCAGTGAGTCAAGATGCTACTTTTACAAATCTTGGCTTATCAGATGCTTTTACTGATCTAGCTTCTTCTAAATTAAATTTATTCTTTGTTCTAGATTTTTTAAATTCATTTACAGTTTCTTGTGAAAGATAATGATCTCTCAAAGCAAGTTTAGCTCTATCTGTTAATGTTACAGATCTGCCATATCCTGAAATCAATCCAGCAGTTTTAAGAGATAATAAATCATGATCTGTAATATCTTGTGGTACAGAGCAAACTTTAGAATCTTTGATATTAGCAACTTGATTAGCTGCTGTAACTACTTCGTTAACATTAGCATCAATTTGTTTAAGCATAATAAGCTGTCTGTCAGAAATTTTTGATGCTTCTCTAGATTCAGTTTGTGTAAAACCAAATAATTGAATTTGCAAATCAGACAATCCTAAAGTGGACATTTCTGGCATATCTAAAATTGAACTATTCATGTTTTGATCATTTAATGATTTAATTGGTAAAGGCATAATTTTCTCCTGTTATCTATCTGGAATTCTATTCTTCCAACCATTTCCCTCTTCTTCATTCTTTTCGTAAGTTTCTGAGAATAAATGTCCATCAACATCACCTGCCATAGATGGACTTGATGCTAAATTTCCTGGATCTATATAAGCTGGACCTGGTACACTGTCAGGGCCATTAAGTAACCCTTCCATATTTTGCCCATCTGCTTCACCACCAAGATCAAAATATTGTTTAGGCAACAAGTTTGGTTTTTTTCTTCTAAGCTGTTCAGCATTTTGGAATTCGTCCTCCATCTCGTCATATTCAGACATGGAAACTCCAGGATTTGTAACGTCATCTAATTGATAATAATTTGCTAATCTTAAAAAGATAGCATCTGATTTTAGATAATGCCCTTGTTTGTCTAAAATAGAAGCTTTTTGAAGAAGAATCTGTGAATTCGTGTGATCCATAGTGTTTCATACATTAGAAACTATGAAAATTCCTTTAAACAAAGTGCCAATGCTTTGTCAATTGTCGCATCCATATCGTAATATTTGTAATCGCCTAATCTTCCACCAATTAGTAAATTAGGGAAATTTGTATCAGCAAAATCTTTATATTTTTTATAAATATTATTATTTATTTCATCATTGATTGGATAATATGGATCTTCACTGCTAGATTTTTTTTCATAAGTTTTGGAATATTCCCATGTGATCGCTTTATTATTAGATTTACTGTTCGTGAAATAATTATGTGAAATTATTCTAGTGTGACTATAAATCAATGAGGGATATGTCATCAAAGCTGTCCCACACAAATCTTCTTTTGTAAATACTGTGTTATGTTTGAGAGTTCTATATTCTAAATCTCCAAACATGTAATTAAAATATCTGTCTATAGATCCTGTGTAAATTGTTTTTTTAGCAAGCTTATCAAATTCTTCTTTGTCTTTTAAATAATCACATCTTAATTCAATATCAATGTTCTCTAAAAGCTTCTCAAATATAGCTGTGTAGCCATTGATTGGTATGCCTTCATAAATATAATCATCATGATAATATCTATCATCAAATGAATATCTAAGGGGTATTCTTTTAGCAATCGAAACTGGTAAAGTTTCGGGATCTCGACCCCATTGTTTTTTTGTATATCCGTAGAAAAACATTTCATATAAAGTCTTGCCCATGGTAGACAAACAATATTCTTCAAAGTTTTGTGGATTATCAATCTTTATCGAATCTTTTTTTAACATTTCCTGAGCCATTTTCGGATTTTTGACATCAGGCCAAATTTGATGAATTGTTGATAGATTTATTGGCAATGAATAAATTTTTCCATTTACAAAAGCTTTATTTCTTAATGTAAAATTGTTGAAAGATGCAAATTGATTTATATAGTCCCAGATGTGTTTTTTGTTTGTATGAAAAATATGAGGGCCATATTTATGAATATGATAATCTTCATATGGCTCAGAATAGCAATTTCCACCAATATGATTTCTATTTTCAAGAACTAATACTTTTTTACCAAGTTTATTAGCTTCAAATGCAAAAATGGAGCCGAATAATCCGGCTCCAACAACTAAGTAATCATACATAAGTATATTTTACATTATCCGAAAGGTGTGTGAGGTAATGTACCAGCTGGATAAGTGTCGTATTGCTCTTCCAAACTGTCTTTTTCATACAATCTATCAAATGTGTTAGTTATGTATTTTTCTGTATGCAATCTTTTTTCAATATTATCTTTGTTTTCGTCAGTTTTTTTTGTTATTGGTTTTACTCTAGGATTAGGAAAAGAAGGAGCATAATCAGGATTGGTATAGTCTAAAATTGTGGGCTCGTTGTACATAGAATCTTGCCCACCTCTATTAGCTTTGTCTGAATTTTCAAGATAATCGTCAAGTTCTACGCCATCTGTTAAAACAGGAGTGTTGTAATTGTAAGGATTGATTGTTTTTTGAATTTTCGAAGTTGGATCCCGTTGAGTATCATTAGTCATTTTATTTCCAGAAATATAAACAATTTCATCATCATCATTATTATTTAAATATTGAGCAACACGAATTAGTTCTGTTTCTGATAATACGGGATGTGTTCTTTCGGGCTTGATTTGATCAGGACTTTTATCTTCTCTGTCATGTCTATTTAATGCAAGATCATCGTGATTTCTTCTAGACTTAAGAGACTCTTCTGTAGTCATCAAGTGAGATGGTTTAGTGTAGTTGATATTTTTTGATTGATTCTTTATTTCTTCAGCATGATTTCTCAAAGATTCTTGATATGTAAAGAATGAATCCCAAATTCTCTTCTGTCTTCTTTCAGCTGGAGAAAGTATATAATTTAGTTCTAGTTCTGAATCTCTATGTTGTGGAGTTAGTCTTTTTTCAATATTGTCGCTTGAATCATAATTTCTATCAAGATGAGTACGACTTAAAATTTTATCAAAACTTGCATCTTCGTCGATGTACATGTTGATATCCCATGAACCTTGGTTCTTTCCTTTGTTGCCAATAGGACTTCCACCAGGTGCAAAAGGTGTACCGTTACCACCTCCACCAACACCACCAAATTGAGCTGTTTTAATATTCTTGGTAGACATGTTTATATTTTCATAAAAAAGTTATTGTTTTACCTTCTAGAAAATCTAACCATTTTACTTGATGGTAGTCTTTGTAGAATTTTATTTGTGGTGCATTCATAAGACACTGCAGCAATAGCATCACAGATATCATCTTTATAGCCTGATAAAGCTTCAATATAATATCTTTTGCCTTTCCATTTTTTCTGTAAGAATAAGAATTGAGTTTTAGCTTCTTGTATTTCATTCAAATGCTGTTCTTGTCCACCAGCATCAATGTATTTGCCATTTGAAATATCGTAAACATCAATTCTATCTTCTCTTACTAATTGAGTCAGTTCAGTGTAAATTTTTTCTTTATATTCTTTATTAAACTGTCTTTCAACAATGTTAACACCTCTTGATTTTAGTTTGATGATTGAAGATTGAGAATGCCATTGATCAATACTAACTTGTCTGAATCTGAATTTTTGATTAAGTTCAATTACATAATCTTCCACTTCTCTTTCGGAGATAGGTTGATTTTTAGAAATTGGACTCCAAAAATGGATATGATCAATTACAACTCTTCTCAAAGGTTGAAAATCTGGTCCAATAGTTCCATTGATTCTTTCTGCGTGTCCAATTACTAGTGCATAGTAATCTGAAGTTCTTGCTGGATCTAAATGGCAAAAATATTCATGTAAAGAATGTCCTTGTTCAGCACGTTTCACCATGTTCATGCTTGAAAACATTCTTTGCACTGAATCAGGAGTAAACATTGGATCAGATGATGAAGCTCCAAATTCAGCTCCATATTGCATCATAAATTCATTGGGATCTTTGCGTTTTTGATTTTCAAGCCAATCTTTATCAATATTAGGATTTGTAAGCCAGGTTGGTAATCTTAATACTAATGTTGTTGGATCATCTTGTCGATTTTCATGTAAATCAAATAGTAACCCAATTGGTCCTTTTGGGTTAGAAAGCATCATCATTTTTCCATCTTTACCAAAGGTTGCTAAAGATGGTTTTAATTCATCATACAATTCATTGTCAACGCCTGAATCAGGATTGTCACCAGCCATAGCAGCAACTTCGTCCATGATGATTGACCAACAAGTAAGACCAACAAGACCTGAAGCATTACTTGAACCGCATCTTAATACTAAACTTCCAGCAAATTGATTAAGACCTAAAGCAATTCTTCTTTCATTTTCTTTCAGGTCATGATCATTTAAAAATCTCATCTCCAATTCAGTATCTTTACCAATATGAGGTTGAAAGTAAGGAGAAGCTAAAACTGTTTGTTTGATTTTAGAGAAGATTGCTTTTTTTGCTTGCTCTTCGTTTCTAGCAACATTTAGCAAAACAATTTCATCAAACTCCATGAGCCCATATCTTCCTTGTGGATGACCCATGGAAAGAAGCCTGTAAAGCTCATAAAGAGCCATGGCAGAAACAAGAAATGAATTATGTGTAGGAATCATGCTCCTACCAGCTAAGTACATATGAGAAGGATGCTCTACTTGTATACATTGCATACCAGAATTAGCAACAAGATTACATTCCTTGATAAAAATTCTGTATTTATCAGATTTATCTATTGATGTTTTGTTATCTAATACCGATTGTTTTCTAGATAAATTAAATACCTTATCTCCAGGACGGACAGAATAAGTGATGCGCCAACGATCAGATATTTTTTTGCCATATAATTTTGCATCAGATTTTTTTATACTTGCTTTGAAACCTAATCCACAAACCAATTCATAATAATCATAAGCAAGAGTTTCATTAGTGTTACAAAATTCCACTGTAAATTTTTTAGGATCTACATAACCATCTGTATCATTCAATCCTCGGACTAATTCTAATCTTTGTTCAATAGAAGCTTGTTTATAAATCGATGGAATATGCTTGTTTTTGTATATTCCTATTTCTTTTATTAAGTGCAAGAATATTTTATCTCTTTCATTATTTGGCTTAATAAAATGAGAAGTATTATTGTATTCTGAATGTTTTACAGTCTGGTTACAGTTAGCTTCTATGTAATCAAAAATTTCCATATCAATTCCGGCTATTTGACAAGAAGACTGTGAACCGTCTCCCAACCATGCTCCCAAAAGATATGGATGAATCAATAGCTCTTTTTCTGGGAATATAAGTGGTTTTGTAATCTCTATAGCATGATTATACTCAACAGATAATTTTTCATTTCTTTCAGTTTGCGAGCCTTTTTTAAGCATCTGTCTTGGATTGCCATATGTTAATGATTCATAGATTTGTTGTGTAGTAAAAACTTGAGGCACAGGATCTTTTGAATATTTTCCTCTGGATGCATTTTTTCTTTGAGCTTTTGTCAATGTCACCCATTCATGATCTTCACAGGCAACAATTTTATCTCCATTACTAAATACTAATTCATATGCTTGCTTTTGATAATCCACATCAGACTTAGCAATAATTTTAGTAGGAGTTCCATCAGGGGCAAATACATACTCTCCTGGTTTCAATTCACCCATTGTAGACCATCCAGACATTGTATATACTGGTGTTTCTAAGTTTAGAGCTTTTCCAGAACGACGACCAAGCACCAAAACAAGTTCTTCAAATTTGTATCTGTTAAGACATTTGGTCTCTACTTGCATTCTTAATTTTGGATCAAACTCTTCAGAGTAAAGAAGATCCATTTCAGATTGATAATTGTCAGTTATTGCTCTTTCTTCAAACTCTTTTACTTTTTTTTCAGCATCAGGGTTTGTAGCTTCAGAATTAGCACGTTCATATCTGTGTTCTTTAACCACTGGATCTAATCTTTTGCATTGAACACAAGGTGAATTTGTAATTGAAAAGATTGTCTTAACTTGCCTTTGACTATTTCTTGTATTGTAAAAATCTAATTCATTATCTTTGATATAAGACCATACACATCCATCGCAATCAATTTGATTTTCTGAATTAGTAATTTCTAGATTCGTGTTGCCTTCTTGACCCATGTAGAACAATTTAAGAATTAATTTTTGCCAAGGGTATGGTTTTAAGTTACAAAAATAAGGATGTTCTATAAAAGTAACAATATCTACAATTTGATCAGGGTTAAATCTTGTTTTTTCTGGTATAGCGGGATGAGATACTTCAGACCTTGTTTCAGGAAAAATTTCATCTGTAAATTCTCCTTCGAAACCCTGTTCTTTGAAAAAATCAACTACAGCAGCTGAGTGTTGTAGCATTTGAGATTTAAGATCGTATTGTTTTAGTTTGTCCGGAGAAGGTTTTCTCATTTTTAATTATCTGACTGAATTTTATGTCTAAGTTCTACAAGTTCATCTCTTATAATTTTTTTATCAAATTCAGATTCCATTTTTTCATGTAATTTCATTAAGATTTCAAAAATATTAATTGAATAAACTCCCTGGTTATCTCTTGCATCTTTGATTTGCAAAATTTTACTAATGAGTTTTTCAACCATTGCTGCTCTTTTGATTTTCATCTCATTGTTTTTAGAGCAGTCCATGCCTCTTACATCATCAAGTTCAACAAGTAATGCTGTAAGAGCCAATTGATGTTCTCTGAAAATCCATGGAGCAATAAGTTCTTCTCTCTGCTCATAGTTTTTCAATCCAGATGTTGCGATTTTCTTAAAATCACAATGCTGTTCCATGTGAGTGCTAATTTGCACCCAGTTCATCTTTGCATCAAAGTGTTTAGCAAAATAGTTTAAAACAGTTTGAGGTTTTTTCCCAGACTCAAGAAAAACATGTTCTGCTAAATCTCTGAATGGGGATACACAAATAGCACATCTCGGTTCAATAAATTGAGGATAAGAAATATCACTCATATTGTCAGGAGGTAAAGGAATTATTGGTCTCTCATTTTCCTTTAAATCACTGAACATTCTCGAAGGCTTTTTATCATCCTTCGTCAGGCTTTTATTTTGAACTGGGATTAGAGAATCTACAACTTCTTCCATAGTAGTATTATAAAAGAAAAGAGCCGTGATTAAAACACGGCTCAATGAATAGTTTATATGTATTAATCTACGATTGCTCTTTTGAGTCTCATATAAGGGGAAACAGTGTCTGCAGCTTTGACTAAAAATTCATCTACAAGCCCAAATGATGAATAGCTACCTTGAACATATTTATCACTTGTGGATGTTCCATTCATTAAGTCTACTTCAGCAGTGCCCTTTTTCATTGAAACAATATATCTATCTTGTGATGCTGTTTTAATTTCAGCCTGTTCAGATTGAGCGGTAAGAACACTGTAGAGTAACTGTTCCTCAATGTAAGGTTTAAGAGCTGAATGTAAATTTTGCATTCCTGCTTCTGATTCTTTAGCCATTGAAGCCCATCTTTGCCATTGAGTAATTCCTCTATCATCAGTTTTCACAATTGCATAAGGGCCAGTGCACAAACGCTTAGTGAATTCTTTAGCTGATAATTTTTGAAGATTTTTTTCAATAATAGGGGCGCAATCAGAATATTTGGTTGGAACTACTGCAACTTCAACTGTAGAATTCTGTTCGACATTTGGATTTTCGTCAAAAAGATTAGAAGCTACTCTGTTAGCTAATTCTATTTCGTAATTATTAGCTGCGAGTAACTCGATAACTTCTGATTTGTTAAAACCTTGGTTTTTTAATTTGCTAGCTGTCGAATTGGCTACAACATATACACCGTCTTTATGAGCACGTAATTCATTGCGCCAATTGTAAATCATGTCATCGGAAATATTGTTTTCTACCACAATTAGAATCCCCTTAAATAAAATAATTCCTCTAGATCGATTGTTCTAAAGGAATTTGGAAAACATAATAATATATTACAAAAATAATCTGTTTATATTCCATCAATAAAAGTCTTTACCAAGAATATCTTTCAAAGAAGCAATTGCTCTTTGTAATCTTTTCGAAAAAGCACTTTGTGTGATATTTAAAATACTTGCAGCTTCTTCTTGATCCTTTTGTTGAAAGAAATAAAGTTCAATAGCTTCTTTTTGACTAGGATTCAATTTATTAATAGCTTCGTGCAATGTAATTACATCTTCAATTCTACTTAGTGGGTCTGAAGTAGCTTCAAATTCATAATTTTCATTAGATTCATTTTTATCTAAAAATTTATCAACAGAATATCTGATTATATTGATATCTATTCTTGTAGATAAAAAATAAGAGAAATATGTAAGAGATGGATCATATTGATGTACTAATTTTTCTAATACAAAAATTGATTCGGATAATATGTCTTCTCTGTAAGGAAATAATCTTTGATCTTTAGCTATGCATCTTTTTATAGAAGTTAAGATAAGAGGTTTGTAAAACTCTTTCAGTTCAAACAAACTTTCAGAATTTCCAGATTTAATTTTATCAATTAAATTATTTATGTATACATATCTATCTTCTAACATTACTGATTTTATACAATTTGCATTTTATTTAGCAATAAAAACATTGCTATATTTTTGTTGCCGTGATTTCTTAGATCTTTGATTGTATCCACAACGAAATTAATCATTTTTGATAATTTGATTGTTGAATATGTATCTTTTGAAATTTCAATACGAACTCTGGTGGGATTTTGGCTTTTTATTGGCACTGAAATCAATTCCCAAGATTCTGATAAATATTTACCAATTAAATCTCTATTCTCTAATCTCTTCAATACATCATCAGTGTTGTAGATTCTTTCTTCTTTGCATTGAGAAACATGAAGAAGAAACAACAATTGATTCAAAAGAATTAAAAGCATACCTTGTTCACCCATACTTGACATAAGCAACTGGGATGAAACTAGAGCCTCATTTAGTTTTTTATTCAATATTTGATCAATGAACATGAAAATATCAGAATCAGTGTTGAAATTAGAATTTTGTAATTCTTCTAATGTTATCTTGTCTGTGTAAGAACTAATCTTATATAGCTCTTGGAAAAGCAATTCTATGTCGTATGTAAGAGATTCTTTTTTAGAACCAGATTCTTTGGACTTGATTCTAAAGATTGGACAATTTTGTGATATCCAGTCAAAGCAATTGTTGTCTATTTCTATTTCTAAAGTTTTTGTAAATTGCAAAACTCTTCTTTTAAGTTCAGTGGTGTCACCTAATACTGGATAGGAAAAATTATATACAGAATTACTCTTTCTTATTTTTTGGATTAAAGAAATTCTTCCATCAAAACTTTCATCATCAAACAGTAAACAATGCTCACCCATATTCTTATCAACCAGAGTGGAAATCAATTTTATTTCCTCAGAAGATGGATTATTGTAAATAAAAGTTTTATTACCATCAAATAAAGGTGAAAAACTCTTAACATGAGACTGAACGTTATGCACAGTAACAGTGGAGTTATTCTTGGCTCTTAAGAAAATATAAGCCTGGTGTCTTGAACCAATAAAAATTTTAGATGACATTTTTATTCCATTGGGAAAATTAAGTGAATATAGCTGTCTGCTTTTAGTTTTAGCAGTGTATATCCATTGTAGTTCAAAAAATCAAATTCAACAATGTTTTCAGGCAGAATATCTAAGACCTTGTTGACATGACTCGCTAAATAAACTACTGATAAATCATTTACAGTTTCATCAAGTTTTATTTTGTCAATAGCACTTCCCTTTTCATGAGAAGAACTACCTAGAATTAATTCATCATTCTGGAATTGAAAAGTCACAGTGTTTCCAGAACTTATATTCGAAATGAACTTTACTGATTTTGTAACATCAGATTTGTCAAGCTTTATAGAAAATATTGATTCAGCAGTATTTAGAAACTTTTTGTAATTTTCAAATACAGCACTGTATTCATTTGATTCAAGTTGACAACCAAATTTATCATTCTCATTCACTAAAAATAATGAATTTCTTGATAAATAAAACTTGCTTTCTTTTCTGTAATCTAAAAAGTTTAGTATATTATCAGCATTATTTTTAGAAATTAGATATGTGTTATTTGGCAGTATTGAATCTCCAAATAAAGCTATTCTATGCTTGTCAGATGATTGGCAGCATACACTATTATCCTTTATGTAAAACAAAATAGAAGTGTAAGGATATTCTTCAGCATCCGGCGCACATGCAAACAATGTATATTTGATTGCTTTTGCTAATTCATCATTGTTTATATCAACAATGTTATCTTTATCATAAATGAATGAATTTTCTAAACTTTCAATCACTTTTTCAGATACAAGAGATGTTGACAATGATACCCTGGTTTTCTTATTGCCAAAAACTAATGTATTATTTTCTGAATTGTAAATAAATTGAATTTCATTTGTGGGAAAATTATTGAAAGCATTCAAAAATATATTACAGTCTAATGAAAAAGCAAATTCTTCTTCAACATCGGTTAGAAACACTGAAGAAAAAGCATGCATATTATTCAAATAACAAAATAATTTATTGTTATTTGTGTAAAATATCAGATTGCTATAAATTGAGGATTTATTTTCAGAAATTGCAAGCTTAGATTTTTCAAGTTTATTCAATACTTGCAATTTAGAGAGATGATCAATTTTAGATAGTTTGAATTTCAATGTAATTGACCCTGGAATTCAACTTCAATATCTGAATTGTATTTTGCAATGTAATTCATAAGACAAAGCATAAATGAACCTTCATCATCAACAAAATGTAATTTACCATCCTGATACCAATCCCAGCCATTTTCAATTTGAGCTAAAACATCCATTTTGTTTACAATTAGCTTGGTTACACCATTCATTTGGCAAGCTGTAATTACTTCATTGAAATTTAGCCAATCAATTTGTCTTGGTCGTCCAGTAGTGGCTCCAAACTCTTGACCAATCTCACGCAGCTTTTCAAATCTTTCATCGTGTTTTTGATATCCTTTAGCTCCAACATAGGTAGAATAACATTTGATAACCCCGACAACATCCCGTACTTGCTTAAAATTGAAACCATTATTTAATACAGCTCCCACTCCGGTATTTGATGATGTGACATAAGGATAATCACCAAAGTCAATATCAAGCCAGTACCCTTGAGCACCTTCAGCTAGAAATTTCTTTGGGGAAGAATGAATAAGACTATACATATCAACTAGATATGGCGCTAATTCAGGAACATCTTTGGCACGAAGGCCTGTGCGACCAACTTTGTCTTTATAACAAGGGCCATTTCCAGTGCGAGTAGTTCCAATAATTGTATCTTTGGAATCTTCTTCGATATGTTCTTTAGTTATTATATGAGCGTTTTCTGCAATTTTTAATAATGATGTGTCGAATCCAAATGTCTCAAGATACTCAAGTTCGTCAAATAACTTTTTCGTATTGATAACACAACCATTACCAATGACACTAGGGATGCCATGCAGAATACCACAAGGAACCAAATGTGTAACAATTTTCTCTCCATTGAGGTAAATTGTATGACCTGCGTTTCCTCCTCCATTGAAGCGAAACACATAATCATAATCACCTGATGCAGCCATTTGATTGGCTATTTTTCCCTTGCCCTCGTCGCCATACTGCATCCCGATAACTACATCAACAGTTGAAGTTTCCATAATGCACATTCTACATCATTGTAGAAATATTGACAAGAGGCAAAGTTTATTTAAGATTCGATTATTATTAAAAAAATTCCTACTGTTTTGATTTTCTGATATTTGTGTGAGCAGGATCTTTTTTTTCTTCTTCTTTGTAATTAACGTAAACTTCATTAGCTTTTTTTCTAATTCTTGTGAGTGCATTGTCAACACATTTAGCTGGAACTTGAAGTTTTACTGAAATTTCTTTGTATGATGAATTGATGTTATATTCTTTATATATATCAGCTTCTAAAGGAGTGAGTTTTTCAAGTAATTTGCTTGAATTGATTTCATACTCTTCTCTCATTAAGATGTCTTGCACTAAATTTGTCTCTGGAGATTCATCAAAAGGATTGAGCTTGTCTGGTATATAGTCAGCTAAGGTTTGCAAATTACCATCATCTCCTAATATCAAAGGAGCATCTAAAGAAATTGAGTCATTCAATACAGAATTTTTCATTCTTTTAGCAGACGAAATTGCTGTAGCTAAATGTCTTTTGCAAACTAAATTAACACAGAAATTCTTAAATGTGGTATCTTTTGTACAGTCGTAAGAATTAACAGCTTTAAAAACTCCTAAACGAAGTTCTTGCAAAACATCTTCTCTATCACTTCCTAAAATAAAAAAGTGAGCAGCGATTTTTTTCAAATCCGGCTCAACCATCTTAAGAAGCTGCTTAAATGACTTTTCGTCACCTTTTTTTGCTTTATTTACTATTCTTACAATTCTTGGATCTTCGGTTGCCATGTTTACTTCCGAAGGCAATATTCATTTCAATTCTAAATTTACGCTTGATTTCTAGCGTACCAATCAATAATTTTTAGAAGTCCAGTCATCACAACTATATCTTCAGAGACAGTTTGCCTTATATTACAGGATAAGTTATACAACTGTTCAGTAATTTCCACTAAATATGGACTCTTTACAGTTCTTGCTATATTTTCTATCTCAGTAACTCTGTCTTCCTTTTTAGTTTTAAGCAAAACATAGTTAATAGCAGTCATTGTAATATGAGCACACTCTAATGTTAATGCGCACAAATCTCTTCCTTCAGCATGAGAAGATTGAATTAGTCTACATGCTTGAGATCTATTGCAAGAAAATATTGCATCTAAAATTTCATATGAAACAAATTTGGGAGATTTATTTAATAATTCTCGAATGTTTTCATCAGAAATATCACTTACAGAAGCTTGATCTAGTATAGACAATGCTGTTCTTGCACTACCTTCAGCTTCTTTTGCAATTATATTCAATGCGTCAATGTCGTAAATAAAATTCTCTTTGTCGCAAACATTTTCAAGCAAATCAAAAATATCTTTGTCAGATAATTTCTTCATTGGGAAAGTTTGACTTCTAGTTTGGATAGATCTAAGAATTTTATTAGGATCTGTAGTACAAAAGAAGAATTTTACATGCTTTGGTGGCTCTTCTGTAATCTTAATAAGAGTAGTTTGAGCTTGTGTAGTTAGCATATGACATTCATCTAAAATGAATATCTTATATTTTCCGGATATTGGTGCGAGTCTAGCAAGTTGAATAATATTATCTCTAACATGATCAACTCCATTATTTACTGCACAATTTATTTCATAAACATCTGGATTATTATCATCCATTACTGAAATACATGATGAACAAATGCCACAAGGTTCTTCATTAAAATTATCGCATAGTAAAGCCATAGAAGCTACACGGGCTAATGTAGTTTTGCCTGTACCTGGAGGGCCTGAAAGAATATAAGAATGAGCTGTCTTATTTAATGAAATTTGTTTTGCAATAATTTCAGATGACTTAGAAGCTCTAATATCTTTAAAAGTTTTTGGTCGATATGTATTATATAAACTCATCTAGTCCTCATCAGTCATTGGTAATATCAGTGGCAATGGATCATTTGAACCTAAAAGAGAGGGTAAATCTTCTCTAAGTTCCCAATATGGCCCAACACCTACTCTTATAAAATATTCATTTATAAAAGCATAATCGATAATTTCGAATGTTCTGATTTTACCATCTAAGGAAGGACTTATCGAATACAAACATTTCAACATGAACCATTCTCTTTGAGATTTTTGCAATTCATTCCATTCTTCTTCATAAACGGAAATACAATAGAATTTTCCATAATTCTCAGGAGAAGAGTTGATAATATCCCTTACCCAAGTTTGAGTGATTCCAGAAACTTTATAAACTGGAGCCTTTTTAGGCTTTGGATTGTCATCTAAAATAAAACAGATTTGATCGAGATCAACATAACCTACAAAAGGAAAATATTTCTCGATCAAATCTTGAGCTAATAATCTTAAGGAATTCATAAAGTTAGTTGAGTAACTGCTACAACTTGTCCATTTTCATCACGAATTGCTGAATGGCCGGTATCTACACTATATACATCTTCACGATCAAATGGCACAAAATCCATTGTGATTCTATTGACAAGATAATAAACACCATTTTCAGGTTCAGGAAGATTTACAATCTTTTCAAAATGTGTTTCAGCAATAGGAATTCCAGCCAAATGTCCAATAATTCTTTGCTTTGTTTCTACCCGGCAAGGATTTTCGCATTTTGGTAAAGTTGCGTGTCCAGAAATTGTAATATCATGTCCGATCAGATTTACAAATTTCTTAAATTCTGGATATTTCATTTTCCAGTACTTCCCAAGCCACCAGTGCGAGATTTATTAGCTGTTTCACCAAATTCTTCAACTTCCACAAGATCATGATCTGCAAGTTTTGCAACAACCATTTGAGCAATTCTGTCTCCGTGGTTAATAGCAAATGGCATTCTATTGTGGTTGATAAGAATCACTTTGAGTTCAAAGTTTTCACCATCACCAGAATAATCACAATCAATTGTCCCTGGAGTGTTTAAAACAGTCACTCCATGCTTAGCAGCCAAACCTGATCTTGGACGAATTTGAATTTCATATCCTTGAGGGATATTTACGTTTAAACCAGTGGGAATGATTCCAGTATTGTTAGGATGAATCATCATTCCATTAGACTGATCAGGAATACATGCACAAAGATCATATCCTGCAGCACCTTCTGTAGCCTTTACTGGAATTACTGCACCTTCTCTAAAAGCTTTGATTTCAACTTTTGCTCGATAACCATTCATTGTTACATTAACTGATCCACTTGCTGATGTTGCCATATTATTCTCCAAAGACTAATTCTATCCCAATTCCGCCGTTGTGCAAAGTAAAAATTGCATCAATTGTTTCTTCAATAAATTTAAGATTTGTAGTAAAATCTATGAGTTTTCTGCCTTCTAAATAATCTTCTTTTTTAGCAGCTTTTTTAATATCATCCAAAGAAAGAGATACTTCATAAATATTCTTTGATTCTACGTCTTGAATTTGTACCCAAACAAATTGATGAACTCTATTGTCTTCTTCTGTAGGAGTTGTTTCTTTCAAGACTGCATCTAGAATTTTTACTTCTCTTACAACTCTTTTTATTTCTTCAGGATTCATAAATCCATTATATCTCTAAAAAATTATCTTGTAAATAAAAAAAGAGGGGATTTCTCCCCTCTTTTTAGCTTCCACAAGCTTCACAATCTGGATTATCAAGCCTACATTGAGGAATATCTACCTCGTCTTCCATAGGTTTAATTTCAATTTCAGGTTTCTTCTCAGTTTGTTGAATTGAAGAAACATCAATTCCTAATCCCTTGAGAGCTTGAGCCTTAGGTTTGGTTCTAAGATAATACATTCCTGTCTTCAAACCAATCTTCCATCCATAAAAATGAGCAGATGAAAGCTTGGACACAGTAGGTTCAGCCATAAACATATTCAATGACTGACTTTGATCAATAAAGTAATTACGATCTCTAGCCATTTCAAGAATTGACTTACCCTTAATTTCCCAAACGGTTTTGTACACTTCCTTAATGTCCGTTGGAATCTCATCAATATTCTGAACAGAGCCATTGTCAATAATAAGCTTCATTCTGATATTGTCACTCCAAATACCAAGGTTGACAAGATCTTCAACAAGATGCTTATTGATAATCGCATATTCACCAGAAAGTGTATTTCTCTTGTAAATGTTCGCAGTGAATGGTTCAAAACATTCATTGTTTCCAAGAATTTGAGCAGTGCTAGCTGTAGGCATAGGAGCAACTAATAAAGAATTTCTCAATCCATATTGCTTGATTTCTTTTTTGAGAGCCGAAAAATCCCACAGTCCAGAAAGATCATTTTCAGTAAGGCCCCATAAGTCATATTGTAATAAACCTTGAGATGTTGGAGATCCTTCAAAAGACGAATAAGCACCATGTTCCTTTGCCAAATCCTTAGAAGCAGTAAGAGCAGCAAAATAAATTGTTTCAAAAATATCTTTGTTTAATTTACGAGCTTCTTCTGAATCAAAAGCAAGACCCATAATTGCAAAAGTATCTGCTAAACCTTGAACACCTAAACCAATAGGACGATGTTTAAAGTTTGAGTTTGATGTTTCTTCTGTTGGATAGTAGTTGATATCAATTACTTGGTTAAGATTAATAGTGGCTTGATAGGTGACATCATATAAAGCTCTGAAGTCAAACTTACGAAGCTTTTTATCCTTCTCTCGTACCTTGCCTGATGGAATCAAAACATACTTAGGTAATGCGACAGAAGCAAGATTACACACAGCAGTTTCATTCTTGTTGCTAACCTCAAGAATTTCTGTACACAAATTGCTGCTGTAAATCGTGCCTAGATTCTTTTGATTTGACTTATAGTTACATGAATCTTTGTAGAGCATGTAAGGTGTGCCAGTTTCAATTTGAGAATCAAGAATCTTTTCCCATAATTCACGAGCTTTGACTGTCTTTAAACCTTTACCTTCAGCTTCATATTTTTCATACAGAACTGTGAAAGCTTTATTATCAGGTGAATCATAAGCATCAATGAGTCCCGGAACTTGTTCAGGAGAGAATAATGTCCAGTCTCCACCCTGTTCTACTCTTTGCATGAATAGGTCAGGAATCCATAATGCTAAGAACAAATCTCTTGCTCTCATTTCTTCCTTGCCTTGATTCTTACGGAGATCTAAGAAGTCGTAGACATCTCCATGCCAAGGTTCAAGGTATACAGCAATGGAACCCTTACGCTTCCCACCACCCTGATCAACATATCTAGCAGTCTCATTGAAAACACGAAGCATAGGAATAATTCCATTAGAATGCCCATTGGTGCCCTTAATGTAACTACCCTTAGCACGAATCTTGTGGATATTAATGCCAATACCACCAGCTGATTGAGAAATTTTAGCACAATCAGATAATGTCTTATAAATGCCTGGAATAGAATCGTCATCAATATCTAACAAGAAACAGGATGATAGCTGAGGTCTATTTGTACCAGCATTAAATAACGTTGGAGTGGCATGGGTAAAAAGACCTTGGGACAACATATCATAAGTCTTTTGAACCATTTCTAAATTATCACGCCAAATACCAACAGCCACTCTCATATAAAGATGCTGAGGAGTTTCCGCTGGCTTGCTATCAATCTTAAGCAAATAAGATTTTCTCAATGTCATGAATCCAAAATAATCGAAGTTAAAATCTCGATCATGTACAATCATCGCATCAAGTTGATCAGCATGATTTTGAATTACTGAATATACTTCATCAGAAATCATGCCAGATTTTTCACCAGTTTTTGGGTTAATGTAATTGTAGAGTTTAGTAGCAACTCTTGAGAAATCTTTTTCTACATCCTTATAAAGAGCAGTGATAGCTATTCGTGCAGCTAACTTACCATAATCAGGATGAGTGGTAATCATAGATGCAGATGTTTCAGCGCTCAACTGATCAAGTTCTGCACTGCTTACACCATCATATAGACCAGAAACAACCTTTGTGCTAACAAGATCAGGATCAACCATGTCATGTAAGCTGTATGTAAGCTTCTTGATTCTGGAACCGATTTTTTCAAGCTTTAGTGGCTCTTTTGTTCCATTGCGCTTTAAAATATCCATACTTAAAAGTCCTCGTCAAATGAGATTTGTTCTTTAACTTCACCAACACCACTCTTGACATAATCTGCCACTCTCTTCTCAAAGAAATTGGTTTTATTAGCCATAGCAATATTTTGCATGAAGTCAAATGGGTTCTCGGCATTGTACACCTTGCCAACCCCAAAATCCATCAAAAGCCTGTCAGAAACATATTCAAGATATTGCTTCATAAGATTAGAATTCATTCCAATCAAAGACACAGGTAATGCTTCTGTAATAAATTCTTTTTCAATTACAAGAGCTGAGTCAATAATCTCTAATAATCTTTCTTTGGACAGTTTGTTTTCAATATGATTATTGTATAGATGAACTGCAAAGTCGGTGTGCAAGCCTTCATCACGAGAAATCAATTCATTGGAAAAAGAAAGCCCAGGCATCAATCCACGCTTCTTGAGCCAGAAAATAGAACAGAACGATCCAGAGAAGAAAATTCCCTCAACAGCAGCAAAAGCAACTAATCTTTCAACAAAAGATTCAGAGCCAATCCACTTAAGAGCCCATTCTGCTTTCTTTTGAACAGCTGGAACCGTATCAATTGCATTGAAAAGATGGTTCTGTTCATCTTTGTCTTTTATGTATGTATCAATTAAAAGAGAATATGTTTCACTTTGCCCTGTAAGAATATTATTAAATGTCCCCGTATGTAATTCAGGTTCATTGAAGCAATAAGTCATTTGGGCGCAATTTAAATCTTCAACTCCTACAATCTTAACTAATTTACGTTTAGCTACAATTGAATGATCTATTAACAGATTGAGTCTTTTGGGAGCAAACCCTAAATCACTTAATAAAGCAACATCAGTAGCAGTAATATATAAACAATAAACTGGCTGCGTATTATATGTTCCACTCGTACCATCATTGTAATTAAAAGTTGATTGACTAAAATCTCTTGTTTTCACAATATTTGTTTGTATACCAAGAGTTGCCAATAAATTCTTAACTTCAAGTAAAAACTCATAATTTATAGAACTAATTTGAATTGATGTTGCTGTTTTACTGGAATTTACATTTACACAACCATCTGCATCTGCATATCCAGCAAGCCAATCAAGTTTTGTTTTAACAGAATAATTTACTGGAACAAAAAATTTATTTTTGTTGATTTTAGAAGTTACATAAAATTTATAAGGATCTTTGTTACTAGAAGAATCTACAGAGAAATACTCTAATAAGTTTTCTTTATCACCATACAATTTGATGTAAGGGTATCCATTAGAATAGCTCCCATCCCCACAGAAGAAACCGTGAATATAAGGATTCATGAAAAAGTCTGGGTCTTCACATTGAACTACAGGTAGTTCAAATAAAGCAATAACATCTCCTTCCTTTAAATCTTTTGTTTCAATTCGTTCAGTCTTACATCTTTCAGGGTGAAGCTGATTGCCAGTGCGGATCAACCATTTATGACCATCAGTGCAATCAAGGTAATTACCATCAGATAAATTAACACGATAAAGATTTTGAATTCCAGTTTCTTGTATCAATACATTTGAAAATACTTCGCCATTCCAAACATTGACATATGTATTAACGCAATCTTTAATATCAAGCTGTCCCTGGTCAGTCAAAATCAAAGTATTTCCTGAGACACAGTGGACATTTTCCATCATAATCTGGAAGCCATAGAAAAACTTTGCCTCTGTATATTGAACTTCAGATACAAAATTTTCAGCTAAGTTTTCATTTACAATTCCGTCAGAAGCTGCAAAAAATGCCAAAACATGCTTTACGAAATGCTTCTCGCCTTCATTTAATTTATCCCAATCTGTTAGGTCCTGGGATAAATCAATTTCTTCTGCGGTCCAGAAAACCTGTTGAGCCTTCTTATAATAATCCCAGATATCGTGATGCTCAATCGGAAACAAAACAAACCGACTTTTATTCTCTTGTAATATATTTTCCATGTTTTTGACAGAAAAAAATATCTGAAGTTTTCACAACAGATATTCTCCTGTTCCTTCCTTTGTGAATTATAACTTAATTTCTAGCTTAATCAATCCCCTGAAAGTAATTCTGGGTGAATATTCTTCATTCGTCTTACAAAATTACTAAGAGAATTTTTTTGCAATCTATTGTCTGAAATATATGTCCTAATTTTGTGTATTAATACAGAATCGCCTAATCCTGTGTATGCAAGACAAATGATAGCTTTACTAACACTTGCATCAGCAATTCTTTGATATTGCTGGTCTTCATACTTAAATCCACACAAAAAAAGATCATTTGCCTTGGATTCTGGTACAGAATCGAACTGTTGAGCAGCTTTAATTAAGACTTCCCAAGGACTGGATGATCTGTAGTCTATATTCTCATTTTCCGATTCAAATTCCTTAGTAAATAAATTAAATCTCTCTTTAATATTGTAAGGTTGATTAGAAAATTTTGCTTTTAAATAATCTCTCAAAATATTCAATTTGATGTTTTTATAGTTATTTAAGTCCATATATTACAAAGCATGCTTAATGCTGATACCAAAAATTCGAGTATTGATTCCCTTTGCCTTTTTACCAGCAATTTCAGCATTGTACTCGGTCTGTCTACAAACTAAAACAGTGCCACTAGTTCTATCTTGAATTTCTTTTGAGGCTAATCTAAAAGATGCCATTACTGATGATAAAGCTGTTGGACCCACTGATAATACAGTTACAAATTCATTTCCATCTTCTAGTACATGTAAGATGCTTCTAGATAAACCAATAGGGTCTGTAGGGCGCTTATTTGGGTCTGGATCATTAGGATCACCACCTCTTGCTTTCAGTACTCTTGGGTCGTTCATTGGTTTTTCTTTTTTTACTTCGTATGCATCCATAGTTTTTTAACCTTCTAATCCAACAAGTGACATCTTAGTCTTTATATTTTCCAAAGCATTGTTGAATTCATCAATAGTACATTTATAAAGTTTTGCATCAAATTTTATTGTTGAATTTCCGCTCAGAGCATTTTCGATTATTTGTATTTCAATTTCATCCATATCAAACTTTAGAAAATCATTCACTTTATTTTCATCTTTGATTTGATCGTAAACACAATTTTCTTCTTCTTCATCATCTCTCATGTAAACAGAAAGAGCTCTTGGTGAAATTGTTTGATAATTAGGATATAAATCATTGAAAATTTGAAACAACATACTAGAATGTTTTGATAAAAAATGTCTTTTAATTGCGTTTACTCTACATTTATGCTTACATTCTTCACAAGCACCTGAAGTTTTGTTTTGGCAATTTTCAAGACACTCAAACGTTTTTGGCATTTTATGAGATTTACAAAATGGACAATACTGTAATATTTCAACAGACATTTTTTTGGATTCTAAATTTGTCCAGAGTAGATCTGCATGGCAATTTAACACATGGGTGGAAAGAGGATTCACCCATTTTGAACAGATAGGACACTTTTGCGAAGGGTTTCTTTTACCAGCATTATCAGCTTTTACCATATTGATGTAATTATGCTGAAGTGCTCCAATAAAATAATTTTTAAATTCTCCAGATCCATCATATCTGGATTTCTTTCTCACACCACGAGGCTTCCAATTTGATAAAACATTACAGAAAATTCTAATATAATCTTGTGCGAAATCTTCATAGGAATCAAACAAATATTTATACTGCCCATACCATTCTTGCATATGCATGTGAGGAGGATAGATTGAACAAATTCTCTTATATGCTTTGTCAATCATTCTTTCGTTACCATTATTCAAAGCATCTTGGTAACGAAGTATAGCTGTTTCTAAATGTTCCTGAACTTTTGCATTCGCTAGTATGGGCTTACTGGGTAAATCTCTTTTGTACAAAATAGAATCCTCTTTAATTAATTTATTATAGAGAATTATATTAAAAAAAGCTACATGGAAGAATGCTTCATATCTTCAATAATCAAGATAAGATTATTTCTACCTGTAAATGTATCTATTTCCATTGTAAAAACTAAATCTACAATGTCATTTACTTGAAATTCTTTTGAATAATGTCCACGTCTCCAAGCATTAGCAGATATGTAAAGTCCATCTCCATCTGTAAATTTCAATTTACAATGTTTACCATTACTAATAGATTTGATTTCTAAAATCTTTGCATTCTGAGTAACAAATAATGGATTTACATTCCCTCCACCAAAAGGAGAAATTTTTAATAAATGATTATATGTTTTTTGATTAAGATCATGAAATTGAATTTTAGAATCAACCTCAATGATTTTTTCTTTGATCACTTCTCCTACAATAGAACGAGCATAATCATTTAATGCTTGTCTCATAGCAGGTAGATTATCAATAGCTAATTCAAAACCAGCAGCAAAAGCATGTCCACCACATACAGTAGAACCATCAGCTCTTTTCTTAAATAATGCCCATGCTTTTTCAGATTTCAAAGCATCAAGAATATTAAAGTCTCTCACAGATCTGCAAGAACCTTTGGCATATCCATCATCTTTGAATGAACAAACTAATGCAGGTTTATGAAATAATTCAGCTACTTTTCCAGCGATCAAACCTATCAACCCTGGATGCCAATTTTTATCTCCAATGACAATGATGTGTTCGTTCTCAAAATCAACAGTTTTTTCAACAATCTCAATTGCCTTCAGAGTGTTTTCTTCTTGCTGCTGTTGTCTTTTGATATTTGCATTGTTAAGTTGATTAGCTAACATACTTGCAGTGATGTCATCTTCAGCAAGCATAAGATTTAGTGCTGTACCGGCATCAGCTAATCTTCCAATAGCATTAATTCTTGGGCCAATTTGAAAACCAATTGTAGTAGGAGTTACATCTTTAACACCTGCTATTCTTAGTAGCTCTCTTACTCCGGGCTTTCTTGAATTAGTGAGTACTGAACAACCATGATTCACTATTACTCTGTTTTCATCAAACATAGGAGCAACGTCTGCAACAGTTCCAAGAGCTGCATATTCTATCAATTCATCAATGAAAGGAACTACAGACATCTTTCGGTATTTGGCTAGCCCAAGCATCAATTTGAAAGCAATACCACAACCTGCTAACGCATCAAAAGGATATCTCTTGAACTCATCATTCTTGAAATGTTCACCAGGATAGTTTGGATCATCTCGGTTTGGATTTACCACACCTATACAATCTGGAATCTTTCCATCATCTGAAGGATGGTGGTGATCAGTAATGATTAGATCTAATCCACGTTTCTTTGCATAAGCAGCAGTTTCAAACGCCACAATTCCACAGTCTACTGAAATTAATAATTTAGCTTCACGTTCAATTGCTTCATCAACAGAATGGACTTTAATGTCATACCCATCCTCCATTCTATGAGGCACCTTATATTCCAAATTTGCCCCCATTTTCTTGAGAGCAGTAACAACAATCGCTGTAGATGTAATACCGTCTACATCATAATCTCCCCAGACAAATATCTTTTCCTGAAGATCTATTGCTTTACTAATTCTTTCGATAACAATTTGAGCATCAGGTAATGACATTGGATTATGTAATTTCTTCAAGCTCAAGTCTACAAAATCATTAGCTTTGGAAATAGAATCAATTCCTCTTGAAACTAACACACGAGAAATACATAAAGGTATCTCTAATTCATATGCCAATTCTTTAGCAATGTTCAGGTCACAAGGTTTCAATACCCATTTAGTTTCAAGCATTATAAAACAATCTCCAATGTGGTTATGTCATTTTCAATCATGTTTTGAATTGAATTGTCCAAAAATTCTAACTCATAATTTTTAGCAAAATCATCTGGATCCATATTATTTGGTAAGAATAAAGAAAAAGCTTTTAATCCGAGTTCATTTATTCTCTTAGAAATTTTTTGTGCAGCTGTATTTCCTGCTATGTCACCATCCATAAGGATACAGATATGATCACAAAATCTTGACAATAAGGAGATTTGATAATCAGATATAGAAGTGCCAGAAATTGCACAAACGTTTTTTAGTCCATTGTCATACAAGCTAAGGACATCAAAATAGCCTTCGACAATTATAGCATAATTTTTTTGTCTGATATATTCTTTAGATACGTCAAGAAAATATAAATTTTTGCCTTTATGGTAAGGTTCATTGATCCATTTACCTTTTGTCCATTTGTTTATTCTATCTTGACATTTAGCAGGTTCAGAACCATATGCATCCCAAAAAGATTCAATTGTTGTTTGCTGCAAAGAATCAATTTTTCTTCCAGCTAAGGCAATTATATTTCCATGCACATCTTTGATTGGAACTATTAATCTGCCTTTTAGTAATGGGAAAGAATATCTACTGTAAGGGGGACAAAATCCTACAATGTTTTCAGATATCAAATTCTCAGATAAACTTCTACTTTTTAAATATTCTAGAGCAACAGAATTAGAATTCAAGTTTCTGACAAATTGATTGAAATTAGTTTCCCGATCATCCATGCTGTATCCTATCACAAAATAAAAGCCTCTTTCGAGGCTTTTATTTACAACATTATCTTTGCAGCTTCTTCAAATGAGATTCCGCCACTATCATCATCTAAATTATCTTCATCAGATCCTTTATTGATAGCTTCAATTAAATCAGCTAATGGTTTTTCAGTGATTTTCAATCTTCCACAAATGTATTCAAAAGCTGTTGTGGAAATATCTCCTCTAGTTCTCTTTTCAGGAGCTGGAGTTTTTTGAAGCAATTGACAAAATTCGTATGGATCTTTGGAATCAACCATCTCACCAGTAATTTCATCAAAAACATAGATAAATTTCTTTCTAACCTCTTTGATGTATTCAAAGCCTTTAGCTTTTGCCTTGTATAGAAATTCATCAACTGGATTTGAAATTTCATCATCATGGAACATGATTTTGAATTCACATGTAAGTCCAGGTTGTCCATATCGAGTTTTGACTAGAAGTACTTTGGATTTTCCACCAATGATAACATCTTTGCCTTCAGCATCCTTTTTAGTAACCTGTCCAGCTGCGCCATTGATTTTGTTAATCCAAAGTCTCATATGGGTGAAGTAATTCATAGCATTACCTCCAGAAGCTGTTTTGACCATTGAACCTGGCATTGCTCCTGCACCCATGTATAGTTGATTTACAAGAACAACAATAGTTCCAGATGCTGCTGTTTTTGCAGTAAGGTCTTTTGTTAATCTCTTGACAAATCTAGCATGCAAACCAATAGTCTGCACTTGTTCTAATGATTTTTCGAGCTCATCATTAGGAATCATTGCTGAAATAGAGTCAATTACAATTACTCCATATTCAGAACTTTCAACCATAAACTTGATCAGCTCGCCATATTTCTCGGCAGATCCTACATTTTCAATCAAAACGAGTTGATTGATATTTACTCCACATGATGTAGCTCTTTGTGGATAATAAGAATTTTCTACATTGATAAAAGCACATTTTTTATTTAACTTTTGAGCTTCTGCAATGAGTTTGTAACCAAGCCAAGTTTTACCTGATTGTGACTCACCGCAAAACTCAATTAAAGTGCCAGAAGGTATTCCCATTCCTGCACCTAAAATGGAATCAACTTCAAAAACTCCTGTTGGAATGAAAGAAATTTCTCCAACATTCCCTGTTTTAATACATTTATCATCAATCCCTAAAGCTTTCATTTTCTGCTTCATTAGCCTTAAGGAATCTTTTTCTAAAATTTCTTCTAATTCATCTTTTGCCATTTTTGTACCTCTTTATGATTTAAAAAGGGATGGATTATATCCATCCCTATAAGTAGATTAGTCTTCAGACATCCAGTCTAAATCGTCATCATCATCAGCTGGTTCTGGCTTTGCAGCAGCCTTTGCAACAGGCTTTGCTTTTGGCTTCTCTTCAACTGGTGGAGATACAGTGTAACCTGAAGGAATATCAGGAGCAATATCTTCATCCTTGAAAGTTTTAGGAGTAGCTACCACCTTTTCAGTCTGTGTCGAATTCTTAGGAACGGTAAACTTGAAGATTTGGGACAAGTTGAAACCATATGCGAAGAAGTCTTCCCAATCTGGCAAAGAAGGATCACTCTTCTTGTCCTGCTCATAATTTTTACGCTCATTGACCAAATCATCAGCTGAAGGCTCACCAGCTTTGCGAAGAAGCTCAATCATGTCATCTGAGATAGTTGTAAGCTTAGGATCAAAACTTACAGTATATTCAACAGATTGAGGACCTTCTTTACCAGTGGCTTCTGCAATGATTCTTACACATGGAGAAGTACGAGTTCCAAAATGAGCGGATGAACCATCGTCATCATCTTCAACATTTTGACGGCGGAATTCTTGTTCCTTAGCAATAGCCTTGAAAATGCTCTTGCCTTTCTTGAGGACTTTAACTTCCCAAGAACCATCTTCTTGACGCTCAAGACAGTTTTGTGCAAATTGAAAGGTAAAAATATAACCCATCTTTGCCCATGGACATTCTGATTCGTCATCATGACCAATGCGAGTAAATGACTTATTTACATCTGCATCAGGAAAAGGAACACGCATGGTCTTGCCTTTGATGGCAGGATCATTCTGTGGATTAGGAACGTAAACCTTATCAGTGAACTCCTTGAACATGATTGGATCACCAACCAACTTCAAACGGCGAACAACCTTAGGAGTGTCTTTGACAGAAAGATTGACAAGGATGTCTGAAAGACGGGGGAATGAATTTCGAGAAGCTGATGTTACAGGTTTCTCAACTAGCATCTGAGATGCTGATACACGACGAACCATTTTTTTATTCTCCTATGTGGGGACTAATATCCCGCTAAGTAAGTAGCTAATAATATAGCATTATACCGGCTGATGCAAGAAACAATTGATATTATCTCAATCTATTATTTCTTGTTTTTATTTCAACGCTATCATTAATATTCGCTCTTAAAGGTGTGGGTCCTTTTGCATAAGAGAAAGATTGGCCCTCATTTACAAAAGCATTATTGATGCGTGAAAGTGCTTGATGTTCTCTCAATAATCTATCCATTTGAATAGATGCAAAATCAATATTTTTAAGAACGCTATCTAGATATGTAAGTAGTCTTTTTGCTTCTGTAGCAGGAATTGTAAAAGGATGAACTGCATAAGTGGCTACAGATTCTTTGTCTTTTGCTGTTCCCGTACAAAGCTTGATTGAAATCATTTTTAATGTTTTTTCAGCTTGAGAAATCATTTCATAATGAGCATTAACAATACTTATCAAATAATTCAATCTTGTTCTGTATTGCACTTGACGAGCATAAACAGATGCAAAAGAACCAAATTCATAATTGTCATCATCTGGAAAACCATAGTCCCAATTTTGAATTTCTTTCCTGATCGCAATTTCATCATACACAGGAAGTACATTGATATGTTTTTGCCAGTTTCTCACTTCTGTAGCAAAACCTTCAGGAGTTGTACCTTTTAATCTGCTTGTGACAATTTCAGTAAGATTAGGGTCATCCCATGCAACTTTTTCAATTGCTGGAGCCCATTCGAAGTCTGCTACATAAACTTCGATCTTTTCATCTTCGTCATCATCATCTTCAATATCATCAAAATCACTGTTGTACATTTTCAACCTCAATCAAATAAATCATCACTAAGTAGATTTTTAAGTTTATCAGAATTATTTTCTGATGCATCTTTTTTTCCAGCAAAAATTTTATCTAAAGAAACTGAATTTCTATCATTGAATCTCTTTAATTTTGCTGCTTGTTTGTCTCTTTCATTTCTATTTGCAACAATGGATTCCCAATGTTCCAAGAAATCTTCAAGATAATCAAATTGTAAAACGTCTGACAAAACATCTAGTGCACTTGCTTCAGCTAAAGCAGAAACAAGCATTTTGTTAGGTCTTGCTCTTTCTGCAAAATCTTCCAAACTATCGTAAGGTTGATGAGCAATGATGTCTTCAGCTCTTGCCCCTACTCCCTTGATGACAGATAAAGGAAGAAGAATTTCCCCTTTTTTATTCACAAGAGTGGTAACACTGGATTCATTGATATTAGGTTCCTTAATAACAATTTTGTCCATATCACATTCTTTCTTCAGAATAGCAAGTTTGTCTTCATCTAATCTATCGATTTGTATACACGCTGCAAGCCATTCAGACTTGTAATAATACCTTAACCAAGCAGTCCAGTAAGATAACAATGCATAGGCACAAGCATGACTTCTATTAAAAGCATAGCCTCCAAATTTAGCCATCAATGCTAACACTGAATCTACTATAGGTTCCGGAATTCCCCTGATAAGGCTCTTTTCTTTAAAAAGATTACAAGCATCATCAAAATCTCTACCTGATTTTTTAGAAATAGCTTTTCTTAATTTATCAACTTCAGTCCATGTAAATCCAGCCATGTCACGAGCCATTTTCATAGCTTGTTCCTGATAAACCATAATTCCATAAGTTACTGAAAGATGCTTTTCAATGACTGGATGAGCATATTCTAAAGAACTTGGGTTTCTTTTCCCTTCAGCATATTGTGGAATAAATTCCATAGGGCCTGGGCGGTACAAAGCAGCCACAGCAATGAGATCTTCAATATTGGATGCTTCAACTTCACGCAAGGCTTGTTGCATGCCTTTAGATGCAAATTGAAATACTGATGCAGTTTTACCTTTAGCATATATATACTTAAAGATCTTTGGGTCTTCAAGATTTATATCTTTGAATTGAATTTTCTTTCCATGCAATCTTTCAATGTGTTTCAAACATAAACTGATTTGTTGAAAAGCTGCTAATCCTAAAAAGTCATATTTCACTAAACCCATGCGCTCAACATTTTTCATGTCATAAGCTGAACATAAGTTACCTTTGGAATTTTCAAGAGGAGCGTGTTGTTCAATAGGTTCACTAGAAACAAGAACACCAGAAGCATGAACTCCAAAGTTAGATATTGTTCCTACTAAATCTATCGCAGCATTAATCTCTTCTTCCCAAACTTTATAATATTGTGCAAATTCAAAACTTTCTTTAATTGCTTCTTCAATTGTTGCACCTGGACGTTTTGATATTAATGCAGAAATTTTTAAAGCTTCATTGTGATAATTTTCACCATGATAATCAAGAAATTTATCAGATGATTTGAGACAGCCTACAACTGCTGCTTTTGCTCCATATCTACCCCAAGTGCCAATTTGAGCAACATGATCGTCTCCAAAACGATGCTTTGTCCAATCTATAACTTCACTTCTTTTAGAATCATCAATATCAGTATCAACGTCTGGAAGAGCAGCAACTTTTGAAATCTTCAATGTTGATTCAGGTTGTTCTTCAGAGAGTCCTAAAATATAAGCAGTCCAAAGTTGAGCATCGTTCTTCACTTTAATTTCAGACTGTGACAAACCATACACATAAGAAGACAAACCTTGATTCTCTAATACCCAAAGTTCTTTCTCAATGTCAGGTTCATATTTCTTAAACTCAGGATTATCCTTAAGCCAAGATTTTGCAACAGATCTCATATGTTTTGTGACAGCTAATTGATCTTCTTCACCATGCTCATTTTTCCATTGATAACTAGGAAATTCTTTAAAATCAATGTTGTATTGTGTACCTCTTCCGGGATTTAAGAATCTTTCGAACATTAGATTCCATTTAATCGGATCAACATTGCACACCTCAAGACAATAATTTACTAAACTACCTACTCCAGAGCCACGAATGCCATATAAAATTTCTTTGTCTTTCATAAATTCAACCATTTCTCGTTGAATTAAAAAATAATCTGTAACACCCATGTACCAAATTTGAGAAAGTTCATACTGCAGTCTGGATAAATAATTTTTGTTATCTAATCCCATGATTCTCAAACTCTTCAAAGATAAGAATGCGAGATAAGCTTCGTTAGCTTTGTGATATGGAAGTTTAGATTTCCAAAATGAATTAAACTCAGCATTGTCTGTTGGTATCACAGCTGATGGTAACAGGTGAGGTACATCAATCTTGAAAAAATCTTCTACCATTTCAGAAATTAACACTGAATTCTTTATAGCTTCTGGAGCACCATTCCCAAAAATCTTCATCATATCTTCATGAGACTTAAGATAAAACTGATGAGAACCATAAGCTTCTTTTTTGCCATTCTTCTTGTCAGCCCCAGTACGAGACTCTCTTTGATCTCTCATCTGAATCAAGACATCATGAAGCTTCCAGTCAAGCTTATCCAGATAATGAACATCATTTGAAGCCACTGTATTAATTCCAAATCTTTTAGCAAGATCTAGCAAATGCTTCATATTGTGTTTTTGCTCATTGATTCCATGATATTGCAATTCTATAAAGTATCTGTCATTAAAGACACTTTTGAATCTTGAGACAATATTACTAGCAGAATCTATATCTTCTCTCATCAAAGATTGATTAACTTCAGATGCTAAGCAACCTGAAAGAGCAATTACCCCTTCAGAATATTTTTCAATGCATCCCCAATCAACACGAGGAGAATAATAAAAAGCTTCAGGATCATTTCCCAATGCTGATAGCTTAAGTAAATTTTTATATCCCACTTCATTTTGAGCTAACAAAGTAAGATGATTTAGTTTTCTTCTTTTACCATCATCAGTTTTAGATTTATCAAATCTATCAGGGCATGTGTACACTTCAATACCTATAATTGGCTTAATAGGTTCAAAATCAGATTTGCTTCGGCAATTTTCAACAAATTCAACAGCTCCGCCTAATTTACCATGATCAGTAATAGCACTGGCACGAAAGCCTAATTCTCTAGCTTTTAAAGCATATTTGGCAGGAGTGGGCAACGCATCTTGAATTGAGAAATGCGTATGAGCATGCAAATGAACAAAATCTTTATTACACATAAGGTCCCCTTTGTAAGCGCCGTGTAAACAGTCATTCACTTACAGATGATGGTTAGTATGTTAGTATTTTATCATTAAAGTGATAATTTGTATTATCTACACTGAAGTATTTTCTTTGATCAATTTTATCTAATAATTGCTTATCAATTTTTCTCAAAGATTTTGGGCGCATCTTCATAGACAATCTATTAAATTCAGGCATTGAATATGAATTTGGTAATTGTCTTATTAATTGAAAATAGCTTTCATTAGAAATAATTCTGTATGCCCAAGGATCTTGCTTGGATTGTAATTCTTTACCTAGTGCTACTTTTGAAAAACTTTGACTAATAAGTTGATAATTTCTCTTAGTTTTGACATATTGGCAGTCTTGTAAAGCATTCCTGATAGATGATTCTGAGATTCCACAATTTTCGACAATTGAATGTATAGCAATTGGTCTAGATGCATCATATCTGCTAGCAACAATTCCGATAAAGAAATTCTTTATTTCCTTGATTGATTTATATTGAAGCACAGACAAAGGGATTTCAAATGGCATACATCTAGTGACATTGATTTCATATTTTAAAATTATCTTATCAATAGCTATCAGGCACACTTTTTTCTGTCTGGTCAATCCAAATGGTTTTCTCCAGAATTTATCTATGCCTTTGTTAATTTTGCTATAAGCATATGTATCAGAATATCCAAATAATCTTTTAGCTATATTTAGTAGTTCTTTCACTTCAATAATTCCATTTTCATAAGATGGAATTAATTTAGAGCATTGCCAGATAAGAAAAATATCTAGCTCATTATTTCTAATGACACCAGATATTACTTCAGGAAATATAACTAACTTGTTTTTCATGATTTGATTATTGAGGACAATTTTTCTAATTCTCTATGTATTCCAGATCTTACAATATAAGCATCAATTTCTTCTTCGTCCAATTCAGGATATGATGATGTTAATATAGTTTTTACAATGTGAAATTTCTTAGCAGAATTCCCTTTTAAGATGATGTTTACAGAAACTTCACTTGGGGGATTCATCACTGCATCATTAACTTCTCGAATTATATCTTCGTATTTAGCCAATTCAAAATTAAGATCGCTCATAAATTTCTTCTTTCTTTTCTTTAGATTTAGAAGAAAAAGATTTCCAAATACTATTTATCTTTTTCATATCATTAGATTCTATAGCTTTCTCAATACATTGATATTGAAGATCTACCCAAGAAATTATATCTGGATTAAAACTATTGTCTCTTTCTAGTTTCTTAGTTCTTTTTGAAAAAGCAATGAGAAATGCTGCCTCACTTAACCCACCTGGATATAAGGATGAATGCTCATAATTAAGTTCATCTTTGATTAGATTTTGCAATTCATTAAATTGATATTTCAAATCAAGATCTGTGGTTTCGATATCCAAGCCAGAATATAAGGCTAATCTTTGGATAGTTTCTGCAAAGTTAAAACCTTCAACATTCTTGATTAAGTTTATAATATCTCCAGTTTCGCCACAACCAAAGCAATGATATCGATTTGATTCTGTGTTTACACCAAATGAAGGAGAATTATCTTCATGGTTAGGCATAGGGCAATTTGTGTTAGCCCATGCTGAATTTTTGCTATAAATAAAATCAGAGCTAAATTCTTTTTCCATAAAGTCAATCATAGAAGTGCTATTTGCTAATTCTTCTATAAACTTTTTATCAATTTTTTTATCCATTGTTCAACACCCAATCAGCAAGAACAATTTCTTCATCATCTGAAGTATCAATAGTTTCGTAAAAATCATCATCTTCAACAGCTTTGGGCTTTGGCATAGGAGTTTTAGATTGTGAGGCAGGTACAGAAGATGTCGGAACTGCAGTGGCACCGTTGGCCATTGCATGAAGAGCCATTATGTTTTGTTGCTCTTCTATAGACATTTCTTCCACCTTGTTAAACTCAGGATTCATTCTAATTGGAAAAGGATGAAACCAAGCATCTCTCATCTTAACAGGATGCAACACGCAGTATCCTTTTTCCCTATTAGGTTCCATAGCAATAGCGTAGGTACAAAGGTGCATAAGATTCTGTCCACCTGAAGCAGCAGCCTGATCATAAGACATGAATTTATTAGCTTCCTTAGACTTTCTGGAATCTCTAATAGTTTCTCTGTTAATTTGCTGAGCAGTGATGATAGGAATGTTATATCTTTTTGCCATGATGAAGAGCTGTTGAATCGCTTTAGATTGCAATTCCCAGTCTTTTGTTATTCCTGTTGGATTTCTAATTGTCATATTTCCAATGTAGTCAACAACAAGTAGATCTGGTTTTCCTTTTGTAGCAATAAGATCTCGTATTCTTGAATCAATATACTCAGGTGTAGGATCTTCCATATTAACGTCATATTCAAAATATGGTCCTTCTGAATCTTTATCCAATCCTTCAATAATCATTTTCAATTCATCATGCGACAAATTGGTATCTTTCAAATGACTATATGGAATTTCAAATTTCAATGCTACATGTCTCAATAAACATAACCAAGAGTTCATTTCAAAAGACATGTATAGAACCTTCTTATGACACTCTTTATTAGCATGAAGAGCGGTGTTCAAGAGCATTACACTTTTGCCACCTGAAGAAGGAGCTAAGAAAACAATAATTTGTCCTGGAAGCCAACCAAATGTTTTAGAATCAATATTGCTTATTCCAGAATTGATACCCTTAAAAAGTTCAGGATGATAAAGTCTTTTTTCATATTCATCCTTAAACAATGTGGAAGATTGAGATACATCAAAATTCTGACGATCTCCATTGATTTCGCTTAATTGATTTTGAATTTCTTCTAGGTTATCTTGAAGAACCTTGACAAAATTACCTAAACCATCAGATTGTAATTTTGATTGCCCTTCTGTAAGCATGCTAGAAATAATGCTCATACATTTTTGATTCTTAAGTTGTGAAAGAACCTCGTGAAATTCATTATCGTCAATTTCACAATCTTCTATTTCAGTCCATAAAGATAAAAATTTAGATCTATGTTGGTCCTTCATTCTATACTTATTGAATGTGGATTCTAAAACATAGCTATTGAATAAAGAGCCACCACTTTCAGACCAATAATCATTTACAAATTTAAATAGTTTATTAGTGAAAGATACTTCTTCGCTTTTTTCTTTGTAGATAAAATGCTGCTTGGAGATTTGTCGGGATAGCAGTTTATCCATTGACTTAGGATTTTTAGTCAAGTGAGAAAGTGCTCTTATCTCTAGTTCCCTTTGATCAAATTTCATATCTATCTCCTCGCATTAGGAAGTTTTACAGCTAAACAATTTCTTAAGAATGAATTCCATCCACTACCACCATTGATATTTATGTAGTTTGGAGATGTCATTATTATTGTAGGTTTGCCAGAATTTAGTCTAGACTTAAAGATTCTATCTAGCAATGGTATAGCATGATTTGGCATAAAAGAATAATGCTCCACAGCATCTATAGCAATAAAGTCCAAGTTTCTAAATTCATCTAAGTAAGAATCAATTACATCTTTTTTATCAAAATCCGAAATGGTTGTGGTTATATCTGTCCAATCATAAAATTTAGCAGTGAGTCCTTTTCTTATAGCAGATTGAACTAACACTGAAGCTATAAATGTCTTACCACTTCCAATATTGCCTTCAAAAATCAGAGAATGTAAAAAATCTTCTTTGTTAAATGAGTGAATTATCTTGGGAGAATTTCCAGAAACAATAGCTCTTAATTTTTTATCATAAGCTTTAATCAAAGTGAATACCCATTCACTTATTTTCTGTTCAGCCCCAAGTTCATTTCCTCTAGAATCAATTCTTGTGTCCCAATCATCCACAGATTTACCAATGTATAAATTTGGAACATTTGCTTTGATGAATAATTCTTTAAAATATTGATCCTTGAGACAAACACACATAGAAGTTTTATTGTCTTCTTTTTTGATATATCCAGAAAAATCACAAATTGAACAACCAATGCCTTCATCTCTTCTGCGATTCTTAGCATCAGTTTTTAATTTATCTGAATCTACCCCCAATATCTTAAGAAATTCATCCATTACAAATCTTCCTCTTCAACTTTGTTTCTAACGATAATTCTATCAGATTTAGAGGCATTTCTGGCTCGTTCTGAAGCCCATTTCCTAAGAGCACTAATTTCTTCTTTCATAAGTTTTGAAATGGGAACTGTGTTATGCAAACTTAATAAAACATCTTCAGTGATGATATCTCTTCTATTGTCACTAAATGCCTCATACATTGCTGCTTCTATAGATGATTCAATTTCAGCACCAGTGTAATAATCAGAAGCATCTACTAAAGCTGCCAAATCAAAATGGTTAGGATTACGTTTTCTCTTTTTAAGATGAATTTCAAATATTTTCTTTCTTTCATTTTCTTTTGGCAGATCAACGAAAAATATCTCATCAAATCTACCTTTTCTTAATAATTCAGGCGGTAGATTAGAAACATCATTAGCAGTGGCAACTACAAATACAGGCGCTTTTCTATCTTGCATCCATGTAAGCCAGGATCCTAAAACTCTTGAAGTTGTACCACCATCAGAAGATGATGAACTTTTAGACCCAGACATACCTTTGTCAATCTCATCACACCATAAAATGCAAGGAGCAACAGATTCAGCCACTTTGAACACTTGTCGCATGTTTTGCTCAGATGATCCCACTAACCCTGAAAAAATCTTTCCCATATCTAATTTTAACAATGGGAAATTCCAGAATGAAGAAATACCCTTAGCAAATAAAGATTTTCCAGCTCCTTGTATTCCCACTAATAAAATGCCCTTAGGATTAGCTGGGAGGCCATATATTGCTGCTTCTTCAGAGAAAGCATCTTTTCTCTTTTCAAGCCAATTTTTCAAACCTTCAAGACCACCAATCTCATTCATGTCAATATCACTATCAACCCAATCTAGTAAACCGGATTTTCTAATGATGTCTTTTTTATGATTTGAAATTATTTCAGGTTGAAGTTTTGAATGTTTGATCATGCAATAAGCGCAAGTTTGCTCACATTCAGTAAGAGTGAGTCCTTGAAAAGATTGAATTATATGTTCAATTTCATCTTCAGAATATTTAGTTTGAAATCTATCAGCTAATTCTTTTCTCTTTGATGCTTTAGATAATAAATCGGAAATCTTTTCTTTTATTTCGCTTTTTTCTGGAAAAGGCCAATCTAAAATAGCTAAGGATTTATCTAAATCATTCGGGACTTCAAAAGAATTTGAAATGATAATGATTGCTTTATTGTGAGAATTAAGCTTTGAAGATAAATTTTTAATATATCTGATAGTTCTATTCTCAGCTTGTCCACGATAGCTTGAAGTGCCAAAGAATTTATTGTAATCTTTAAGTATCAAGATACAGAACTTATCTTTAGGTACCAACAGCTTTTCGAACCATTCCAGCACTTCCAATTGGTCTAGTTCAGTTTCTGATTGTTTTTTAGGTAAGAACTCTGGATCAGACGAATGTAACCCTGAGACAATATCCCATTTTATAACGTCCCATTTAGTTTCGGCCTTGGAACATATAGATTCCAAAGCCGACATTACACGATTCTCTTCTTGTGTTACGAGATAGATAATATTTCTTTTAGAACGGATAAGAGTTTCCGTTTCAATCATCATCTCTTCATGTTTATTATTCATTTTTCAAAAATTTATCAAATTTAAATCTTGGAGAGCCTGGGTAATCTTCTTCTCTCCACCATGATTCATTCTTGAATTTTTCAATAACATCATTTAAAACATCTCTCCAATCAAGCAATTCGAAATTATCTATGTATGGAGATCGGCTTATTGATTTTTGCAAGATACTTACAAGCATCTTTCTTTGCTCATTATTTCCAGATGACAAAGACAAAATCCATTGAATTAATCCAGACTTGACTTTTTCCTTATCAATGTTTTTCTTGTTGATCAAAAATGTAGATGCTATTGGAATTCCATATTTAGAATAAATTTCTTTAGAGCGATTATTGTTATATAAAGATTCCACATCATTGAAGAAATCAAGAAGATTGTGATTTGGATTTTGGGAAATGATCTTATCTTGATAGTATCTATTTAAAAACTGTCGAGTACTAACTAAGAAAAAATAGCCAGTACGAGTTGAGATCAATGCCTTGTTGTCAAAGCACCAATCTATAAATTCTCTTGTCTTAGCATTAACTTCAAGAGAATTGTCGCTCATGAAATCTTGAATTTCAGAAATTACAGAACAATCTGAAGAATATGTGACTTTATATGTAGCATTATAACTCTTGAAATAACATTGTGAAAAATAATGAACAAAATCTTTAGCATTCCATTCTTCGACATTTTCAGACAATGAATTAGATTTGTCAGACAAAGAAGTTTTCCTTCTGCGCTTATTTGCAGCAAAAGGATTAGATAATTCTGATTGCGCTGGAACTGGTCTTTTGTACACGTCTGTCATTAGTTTATATATTGGATCTGCAAGTTCTTTTTTTGTCATTCTATAGATTTCATTCCATCAATCAAGTCATCGTAAGATATAGGAATACATTTACCAACACCGTCATCTTTGTAAACTTTCAAAATGTTATTTGAAATTTTTCCAAACAATTCAGCTCTATGAGTTACTAATAAAACTTGAATATTAGTTTCTTCAATATAGCTATTTAGAAACTTAATAAGATTCTTCAGCTTTTCATCATTAGAAACACTAACCCAAGTTTCGTCTAAAATTATTAGACCATTGTATCCAATCAATCTTAAGAATGAGAATCTCAATAATACACTCATCACTTCAATTAATCCACCGCCTCTACTTTCTTTGATTGAAGTGGATAGAGGTTGTCCATTAATGATACTTGTGATTTTTGGAGTGATATTGAATCCAGATTTAAGCCCTTTATCTAAAGCATTAGCATCATAATCAAATTTGAAGCTATAATCTTCACCAAACATAGGTTTGATAGCTTGTGTAGTCATATCATCTATAGCTTCTAGAGCTGTTTTTCTAGTGTCAGCAGCTTGAGATTTTAGCAATAAAGAAGCTTGGTTAGTATGAAACTTTTCATCTTTTTCAGATTCCAACTTATCTTCTTTTAAAACTTTATCTTCTTGTAATTTATCTCTTCTAGCTTTCATGACTAAGAGTTTGGAATTACAAGACTCCAAACTCTTCTTTAATTCAATCAGTGTCATGCATCTTTACCGCTGTTTAGATTATCAGTGACAGTTTTTAGTTTGTCTTCAGAATCAGATATAAGCTTTTCAAGTTGCTCTTCTTTTTCAATGATCTTCTTTGCAAGCTCATCAATATTACAATCAAAAAGTTCTTTGCATTTGGCTTTAAGATTGTCAAAATCTTTAATCAAATTTTTACGAGTTTCTTCTTTTTCTTCTTTTCTTGCAGTAGCTTTATCTAAACTCGTTCTTAATTTCTGAACTCTTTCTGCATAGGTCAATTCTTCACTCATTTTTGTTCCTCGTTTACTGATCTTACTGCTTCCATCGCAATGTCGATGGTTTTATCATGAATTTTATTTTCAGTGCCATAGCTTTTTAGCGCCATGAGTTTATCGTCTAAAGTTGTGTAGTTCCAATTATGAGCTCGAATCAAAGAAACTTTTTTGATAAATTCTTGAACTTCTTTCTTCTCTGCCTTAATCACTTCAATTTCTTCTAATCTAAAAATATTCTTGTAATTTTCAGCAGATTTCAATGGAATGAATCTCTTATCGATAATATTTCCATCAAGTTCATATTCGAGCCAAAAAACTTTCAAATCTCTTTCGAAATTATCTTTAGAAGCTGCCATTCTTCCAATAGCTCCAGGATTAACAAACCATTTTCCATCATCTCTTATCATTTCCATAGGATAATGAATATGTCCGCAAATCACTAAAACATTGTTAGGATGAACAGACACAGAATCAAATAGAATAGTGTGTTCAGAAAACCTAGAAGGTCTATCTGTGATGGAAGCATGGCAAGCCCAAATAATGGCAGAATTAGTGGTCAATTTACCTTCTCTGATTTCATTATCTAAATCATTAGTAAAATGTCCAAAAGCAATTCCTAAGCTAGGCTCATAATCTGACTTAATTAATACACCAGCTTCTATTAAAGTTCCCAAGCTGCTATTTTCAAGAGGATGCGAAGATTGGATGTCATGATTCCCAACAACAACATAAGATGGGAATGACCAAGCCTTTCCATCACTTTGAGATTTGAGAATTTTAAGTGCACCATTTCTAGCTAATGGACTTACTTCTCTGTGATTGAAAACATCTCCAAGAAAAACCACTGCATCTGCTTTTCTGTCTTCAGCAATTTGCATGCATTCTTGAAGTTTTCTTAAAGTGGCTTCCATATAGTTGTCAGTGCGATTTTGAGGAGTTTTGCCATCAATATGATTATCTCCTACAAATAAAACTTTCATATTTTCACTCCTCCTATAGTCTTACATTTTGAACAAGATAGTTTCTTATTTGTAATCTCTTCAATAAGAACTGAATAATCATTGTTCAACAGCTTCAATTCATTGTCAATTTCTTCAATGCTTTTTTGATTAGTATCATAGTTAGTTTGAATTGGATTGGCTAAAATTACACCTGACAAATAAAACTCAGCTTTTTCAATTTCACTTTTTTCATTAATAATCAAATTGATATTTTCAAGAGTATCTTCAACATTTTTGATTTGAGAATTAATTAAATTCACTTTTTCAATATGCTCTTCCATGAAAGATAAACTTCTATTCATATTTTCAGAAGATGTAATATTTTTCTCTTCATCAATGAATGGTTGAACAGTATTGATAAATTTATCTACTGAATCTAATGTTTTTTGATTAGTTTCAATCTTGTTAAATAGATCTTCCATACTAGTAGCAACAGCATTGATATCTTCAATCTCATCTATATTTGTAGAAAGAATGTCAATAATTTGCTTGTAATATTTGATTTCATTCTTAATCTTATTGCCTTTGCGAAGAATTTCTAAATAAGACTCTTGGCAAGATGACATTTCCGATAAGGTGGAATTTAAGATTTCTGCATCATCAAATAGTTGTTTAGCAGAATCATAACTATCTATATCTTCATCTAATGTTGAATAATCAGATTCAATTTCTTTATCTATTTCTTGAATTTCATTTTCTAAAGTATTTATTTTGTCATTTATTCTTAATGTTTTTGTAGACAATACTTTAGAAGCTTCCTCAAGGTCATCTACACCAATAATGGATGAAATTACATTTGGAAGATGAGATGGAAGAATGTCAATAAGGAAATTCTTGTTAGATTGTTCAGAATATGCTAAATATCCTAATTCTTTATGAATGATAGGAGCTTGCAAGAAATCTAAAACAGCTTCGGGGTATTTTGTACCAAATCCCTTATATGATTTAAATTCAGTTTCGTCTGAGTTTCTAATTTCAATTTTGTTGTAATCTTTATGTTTGATTCTTCTGACAGCAGAGTTGTCAAAAAATTCTAATTCAACAGATGTGAAATTTTCTCCCCAGAAAATACAATCTTCAACACTTTTGCCATAGTAAACAAATGCGATAGCTCTAACAATAGCAGATTTACCATTATCATTAGAACCCGTAAGCATGTTCAGCCCATCTTCAAGTTTTATCACTGTTTCTTTGTGATTTTGAAAATTAGTGAGCCGGATATATTTTACTTTTCTATTTATTGATACTTCTTCGCTCATAGCATTATTGTATCCATCAAACTTGGAAAATGCAAAGATACAAATTCATCTCTGCTTTCTTCTAATTTAATATTAATTTCATCCAGCTTAGGAATTGTAATTTTATATAATTTACAATCATAAATTTCTAAAATTGATTTTTTCATTTCACAACATTTATCTGCATCTTTGGTGTGGATTTTGTTACAAGACAAACATTTGAAGTTTTTACATTCAAAATGTGGGATGACAAAATTAGTATTTATTTTGTTTTCTAATAGCTTAAATTCCACTATAGTTTCTTGTTGAAAGCCTTTATAATAATTGCATATTCGTTTCTCAATAGAATCATATAGTTGAAGTTCAATTAGCCTGGGAATAATTATATTACAAGAGTTTGAAAATATTAATTTTGAATCAGTAATATGACCAGGAACAGAAATATTTGCAAAAATACTTTTGTTTACAATTGAAAGTCTATTAAGTTCAGGAATATAAAATTTGGAGGCATTCATTTGAAAATTACTATTGATAGAGACATGTTGTTGGTAGAATTATACGATATGAGATCGTTTCTCACAGAAGCTGCTTTGCAAAATGATGAAGCACTAAAAGCTAAAAAGAAATTAGACGAAATCATACAGTTAATTTCTAATTCTCCAGCATCAGAAAATAATTCTAGTTTTCCAAAAATTAGTTTTAGAGGAACAAGATGAAACAAATAAGATTAGATGAGCTTAATGAGAAAATCAAAAGTTCAGAGATTACCTTAGCAGAAGCTGCTGAGATTGCTAGCGCTAGTTTGGAATCTTCTAGTAGACATTCTAAAGATATCAAACTTAAACTTTCAGCGATTGAAGAGAATCTGAGTGAAATAAATAAAAAGCTGGAAACAATTATAAATAATTTGAGTCCAGCTTTCGGTATTGTTATTGAAGAGGAAGAAGATTAATCTTCTTCGATGTTGATTCTTACCATGAATGGCTCATCAGTTTCATAACTAGCCCATGCAAAAGAATTGATTTGATAAACATTCTTACTGCCAGTGTGTGGACAGATGATTTCAAAATCATCATTTTTATCTTTGATATTAATCTCCACCACTGGCATTCTATTTCTTGGCTTCTTCTCTGGACCATCATCAGAAGTGCTGTCATATTCAGCATCAATAATGCCCAATGACCTTTCACCCTCTTCTGTAAGATCTTCATCATCAAAATCATCCAATAAATTAATGTCATCAATTGGAACTTCAATTTCCACCATTTGCCCATTTTTTTCAACAAGCACTTTATGGAAACTCATGTTATGAGTGTCATCAACTTTCATGAGTTCTGCTAAAGCTTCTTCAGTTTGCTTCTTAGCAGTAAGCTCATCTACAATCGTTCCTTCAACTTTCATCTTTTATGCAACTTTCGTAATTTCAAAACTATGCAAACTAAAATTCAATAATATAGGATAATTTAAACCACCCAATGGTATGAAAGTAAAAGTTTCAGAAATATTTTTTTCAACATTACAAACAAATACTTCATTGTAACTTTTAGCGTCGCAAAGTTTTGTTGTATATATTTTACCTTTGTTAGAAAATACAAGCAACCCACTACCACCTCTTGGGGAAAAAGACAACTTTAATATTCCAGAATCTTTAGGTGTGATTTTGATATTGATATTTGAGCCATATAGCCCTTTAACTGTATTATCTTGATTATCTCCCAGTCTATAGCTCGCCGTTGAGTTAAGATCTAAATTATAGAAATAGTTAAAATTGTATTCTTCTTGTAATACATCAAATTTTGTTATCTCATTTTTATTATCAAAATAATATTCAATGTAATCATTTTTTTCAAAGTCAGCCTCTAGAAT